CGAGCACATCAACGGCTTCCGTACCTTGGTCTGCCAGTATCTCTACAACGAGTCAACCCATCTGTGGACGTACCACAAGGAAGACTCCGAAGGAGTCACACAAGGTCACGGAGAGTACATCGTTCCACCGTTCGCCGTCCTTCGCTGGACTGCAATGACCGGCGAGAACTATGGCCGCTCCCACTGCGAGGACATCATCGGAGATCTCAAGTCTCTCGAGGCGTTCACTCGCGCACAGATCGAAGGACTTGCCGCCGCATCCACATTCTGGATTGCAGTAGACCCGTCCGGCACGACCGAAGTAGACGACATCGCGAAGAGCCGTAACGGCGCCTTCGTTGCTGCCCGTCAAAGCGACGTGTACACGATCTCACCAGCTACCACCATGACATCACAGGTTCAAGCAGCGGGTTCCGCTGTCGAGAACATGCGTCGGGAGGTAGGACAAGCGTTCCTATCTACCGGTCAGGCCATCCCCAGTGGTGACCGCGTCACGGCAACCGCCGTCCGCATGATCGGTTCAGAGCTAGAGACCATCCTCGGTGGTGCTTTCTCAAGCATCGCCCGCACACTCATGGAGCCAGTCGTCAAGCGTTGCCTAGTGCAGATGCTAGATGATGAACTACTTGATCAGCGGCTCACCGAGCAGTTCTTTGCTGAGGACTCTACCCTAGCGGTAGACATCATCACCGGACTACAGGCTCTCAGCCGCGACTCAGACCTCCAGAAGCTCATGCAAATGGGCGAGATGGTCCGCAACCTACCACCAGAGGCTATCAAGACATTCCGTTGGGACTCCTATAGCTCTGCCCTCATCTCCGCACTTGGCTTCGATCCACGTATGTGGGTCAAGGACGAGGCAACTGTTAAGGCAGAGGGCGACGAAGCCACTCAACAGCAGATGAAGAACAACACTCAGGGTATGGTTGCCCAAGCCGGAGCTCAGGCTGCCGGACAAGCAATGGGCGGCATGGCTCAACAGGCTATGCAAGACCCAGCTATTGCTGAACAGGCAATGCAGACCATGCAGGAAGGAATGCAGCAATGAGTCTAGAAGGCATTCACTCATCAAACAACAATCCAAACATCTCATCGGTAAATAGCGTTGACTACTATGTCCATGCTGATCTATCGGTAGATGTCAAGATCAACCAGATGATCCACGTTGGTCGCTTTGCCACACAGGCCAATGCAACCATGGCCGTTAATGGTATTCTTGTGCGCTGCGGTGCACTGGATACAACCGGCCGACTGGCTGCACTACTTGCAGCCGGTAAAGTAGTTACACACACACTCTAAGAAGGACAAACAATGTCAGATGTACCAACGACTCCCTCAGGGGAACAATCAGCGGCACCAGTATCAGCAGCCGTAGCCCGTGAGGCAGCGGCTTTCGAGAACCATGTCACTCAGAACCACGTAGCCATCCCCGAGAATTTCAAATCGGTTGGCGACTGGTTCAACTCGCTCAAGTCAGCGCAGGGTGAGTACACAAAGGCTCGACAAGAAATCGCAACACTACGTCAACAGGCAGCACCTGTGGCAGCACCAGTGGTACCAGCTCAGGAGCAACCGGTCGGGGAATCAACCCCGTCGATTCCTGAGGAACTGCGCATCCCCGAAGCGCCAAAGGCACCGCCAGTTGATGAGACGAAGGCAACCAAGGAACAGTTGACACAGGAAGAGTGGACCAAGTACTCGACCGAGTTCGCTGTCAGTAACTCTCTATCGGAGACTACGCTGGCAGAGATCAAGGCGAAGACCAATCTACCCGACTTTGTCATCCAAGACTTCCTACAGGGCCAGAAGGCCCGCCTTCAGCAAGCTTACGCAGAAGCAGCCACCCGTGTCGGAGGAAAGGATACACTTGCCAAGGTCTTTGATTGGGCCAGCAAGAATCTCTCCACAGCGGAACAGGCCAACGTCAATGCGTCGCTCGCTTCACCTTCATGGGAGATGACACTTCTAGGTCTTAAGGCTAAGTACGAACAAGCCGCCTCGAAGCTAACCTCCAACGAACCCGTAAAGGCAGGGGCAAAGGCAGTAGCCGCCGTAACGGCAGTTACTACTAACAACATGCCCTATACCTCCAAGGGTGAGTTCCTCTCAGAGCGTTATGATCCACGCTATGCCAAGGATCCAAAATTCCGCGCGGCAGTCGAAAGTCGAATGTCCCGCACATCTTTCAACAATCTCTATTAAACAAGGACAACTAAGCTATGGCTTATCCAGATCTATCAGCAACTGCAATGCGTACCGACATGACCATCGGTGTCGCAGGTCCAGTCGTCGGAGCTAACAAGCTCTGGCTCTCCGTTTTCTCCGGTGAGACTCTCGCCGCCTACGACCAGTCCAACATCTTCGAGCAGCTCGTCGACCACAAGGTCCTCAGCGGTGGCGTTGCTTGGGAATTCCCAGTAACCGGCACCGTCAGCATCGTCTCAGCATGGAACGCGGGCGTTGAGCTCAGCGGAAACAGCAGCACCACTGCTTCTTCCACCATCGCTGTCAAGCTCGACAAGCGTCCAATCGCTGCTCACTTCGAGATCGACAACATCGACCTCATGCAGAGCCAGTGGGAATTCCGCGCCGAGCTCGCTCGTCAAGCCGGTCTCTCCCTCGCCAACGCCCGTGACAAGCAGATCGCTGCTTACATCGGTCGCGCTGCTGCCGAGGCTCCTCTAGCTTCCGATCCACGCGGTATCGTTGCTGGTCCAGTATTCCCATCGCTTCTCTTCAAGAACCTTGGCGCTGGCATCAACACCGCTGCTACCGGAGCAGAGCGTTCAGCTGCTGCCCTCGAGGCTCTCCGCGCTGCGGAAGACTTCCTCGTCTGGCTCCAGACCATCAACGCCCCAACTGATGGCGTTTACCTCGCCGTCACCCCACGCGCGTTCCAAGACATCCGTGCACTCGGTGTCGCTCGCACTGAGGCTACCGCACAGGCTGCACAGCCAATGTTCGGCGGCTCAGACATTGCCGGCGGTCTCGGTATGGGACTCAAGATGGGTCTCAACAACCTCACTGACTCCCTCGATTACATGGGCGTCAAGATCATCAAGTCCAACCACCTCCCAGTTGCCAACTACGCCGCTGGCGCAATCGGTGAAGCACGTTACAACCTCCAGTTCGCTGATGCGGGCTGCGTTGGTCTCATCTTCCAGAAGGCTTGCGTTGCTTCGCTCAAGCTTCAGGGCCTCAAGGTCGACACCGTCGATGACGTTCGCCGCAACACAACCTTCACGGTTGCTAGCGCCATGAACGGCACCGGCGTCCTTCGCCCAGAGTGCGCTGCTGTGCTCATCGGCGACCTCGCCGCGAACACCGCTGCCTCCGGCAAGATGTTCGTCACCGGCCCAACCGTCAACACCACTGTTGACGCTGCTTGGTCTGGCGGCACCGAAGCAGGAGTAGCCCGTGGTTACCTCCGCACCAGCCTCGTCATGACCGCAGAGTTCGGCGCTACCGCGTCCGCTGCGTTCCCATACCTCAACACTTGATGTTGATGTGTGAGAGTCTGTAAGATGTGATTCAACCCTTCCAAGAAGGGACAAGTGATCGTCAGCATCTCCTCGCAGTAACCTGCTGCGTTGTATCCGGCTGCTCCCCGAAAGGGGAGTGGCTGGTTTCCCAGTCAAACTCGTTTCCCGTTCATACACATCCAACAAAGGATGGCATACCCCTAACACAAGGATTACCCTATGGGTTACCTCAGCAAACTAAACGCAGTTAATCTAATGCTTCTCGCCTCGGGCGAGTCGCTAGTCGCAGACCTACAAGAAGCCTCGGGCATCGACACCGGCATCTCGGAGTTCCTCCTTGATCAAGCCAGCCTCGATCACCAGCTTCGCGGTCTAGTAGAGAACAAGATCACACGCAAGCACGAACTAACGGTGGCAGGAGAGATCCTACTTGGATACCCTAACACCGATTACCTCGGAGTCTTAGCAGCCTCTCTCGTTGTTCCAATGCGGAACGAAGCCGGAGACCTAATCCAAGTGCGCGTACAGGAGGGCAACCCCCCACGCCTCTGGAACATGACCGACGAGACCCCGACCTTTGAGATCGGTACTTACTATGTCGAGACGGTGAACCTACTTTCGTGGGAACAACTCGACACCGTAGCACAACGGGCCGTTTTGGCCGATGCCATGCGCAAGTATCAGATGATGACGCAGGGTGATACCGGCGCCGACCGTCTACTTGCCGAACAGGTCATGATCTACAAGATCAAGGCCAAGGCAGACAACACCGCCAACGCTAACTACAACATCTTTTCCAACAACCCAACCGCTAACGAGGCCGTTAACCGTACATCAAACGGAAGTGCCCGCCTGTGGAACGGAGGAGTCTAACCTAAATGTCTAGCCCTACTTCAATCTCTATCCAGACCCTATCGTCTGGCGTAGGGCGACAGCCCATGTCCAAGCGGACACCCTACGAAGCACAGGACATCGACAACTGTCTAGTGTCACTCGAGAAGTCAGTTGAGAAGCGACCGGGGTTCGAGGTACTATCCTCATCCCCAACAGTCTTTGATCTCGGCTTTCTCCCAGCAACCCTAGACCCACACTTTGAGTGGTTTACCCTTGATAACGATAACCGCTTTCTGATCATCATCGACAGAGCTTCTCCCACACCGGCATCGAAGCTGTACTATGTGATCAAGGTTGATGGAGATACGTGGACAAACGTAACCCCAGAGTTTCAGTGGGATCCAGCAGATCCAGCTCTGGTCTACAACGCTGCCCCAAGCCAGACCAGCCCCCAGATTGAGCTGTTCACATTCGCCGAAGCCACCAAGGCTGTAGGACAAACAACCTCAGACCGCTACGCAGAACTTCTAGCGGGCGGAATCCTCGATGTGAACTCACGAAACTACCTAGTTCACGGTACGGGGGATACTCGAGACATTCTCAAGACTATCCACTTCGGGTCTAACGTCTTTTACCTAAACACACAAGTATACGCTGGGTTTACCAGCGGTACAAACAACCTTACTGTCAACAACTACGGTCTATCAACCGCACAGGCTGACCTACTTGGACAGAAGGTTACCTACTACACAGCACTCAAGGTTCGCAAAACCACCGATGGCCGGCTGTACCCAAATGGTGCAATCTTGGCGCCGGGGGATGAGTGGGATACTACATTTATTGCTAAGTATATCCCAGTTGAGAACTACGTCTACGGGTCCTTCGAGACCCCATGGCTTGGACAGTCACTCGAGAACTTCGGGGAGCTTCGGCTACCCCCGGGCAAGAATGACTTCTACGCCAACAACTCGGAGCTTGACGAATCACCAGATGACACCACTGCTCGAGACATGCTAGCACTGCTGTACGACCCAGCCACCGCCTTTGCGGATGGTGACGGCGTATCAGATGTTGATGGCCGAGGTAAGGTCTACTTCTGTAACGCCCCATATCTATCACTAGATGCTGGGTACTACCGAATCGTCAACTTCCCAACAAGCGAAACATCTGATCTATCGTCATTGGTGGGAACCGGTACGCCATATACCCAAAAGGTACGGTCACCGGACAACTGCTCAGTGATCGACGCAAGCCGAATGCCACAACAGCTTCAATGGGACGGCCTCAAGTTTGTCTTGGGTCCCATCGACTGGGCCCATCGAACCATCGGAGATCGGGACACCAATCCCGGACCATCTCCCTTCCTCGACGACAACGATGAAGCCCGCCACGTGCACATCACAGCCATGTGCAACTTCCGTGATCGCTTGTTCCTAGCCGCCGGAGACGTTGTCTTCAGCAGCCAGCTAGGTGTACTAAACGATCTATGGATCAAGGACCCAAGCAACGTGGGTGTAGCCGATCCAGTAGACGTCCGCGCCTCCAGTAACTCATACGCCGAGATCATGGCAATGATCCCGTTCGACAACTACCTCTTCCTCAACACAAAGGGTAGTACTCAGTTTGAGCTCAAGGGAGACAACGGACTTATCTCTCCGCTCACCGCAGAGATCTCCCCGACAACCTTCTACTCGACATTGGATCTTGTAGCACCTCAGGTTCTTGGGTCTCAGATTTACTTCTGGGACACTGGCCGACTCTACGTCTACCTCAACCAAGACAGCCGTCAACTCAACACCGCAATCGAAGTGTCTGCAACCGTTCGCGGTTACCTACCAACTGATATCGCGGCGACATGCACAGCCAACGCGCAGTGCTATGTCATCGGCGTAGATGAGAACAACCAATCAGATATCTACATCTACTGCAACCGATTCGCGGGTGACCGAATTGCTCAGAGCGCATTCTGGCGCTACCGCCTAGACACAATGGATTCCATTTATGGCATCAATGTGTGGAATGAGCAGATGTACGTTGTAAGCAAGAGAACAACCGATACAACCGGGTGGTACCTAATGCGTACCAAGCTTGAGTCCGAGGAACTTAACGTGCCTCGACTTGACTACCTGACTCTACTCGAACTAGACGAAGTAAACACTCAGTCTGTTGGCCTAACCAACACGATCACTATCCCCTACGGTATGCCGTCTGAGGATGTGGTAATCGTTCTCAGTGATGACTTTGACGATGATGCCATGTCGGTCTATCCGGCCAGCTCAATCGAAGTCGAGGGAGTATCCACAACCCTAGTGGTTCGTGGTCTCAACCTGTCAGACCACCTCGGTAAGCACATCTATGTTGGGGCTAAGTTCCGAATGCTCATTGAGCTTTCAACTCAGTTCCAGCGTGATCAGAATTCCAACATCATGGAAGGCGTCCTCAATCTAAAGACCCTCACCGTTCGGCACACAAACACTGGTGCCTATACAGTTCAAGCGATTAGACGTGGACGTACCACTTCCCTTGATACCTCCTTCTCTGCAACAAACCTAGAAGGTCTTATCTCTATTCAACCCGATGGAGTACTCACAGCCAAGATCTTTGGCTTTGCTGAGTCAACCGCTGTGAAGCTCCTAAGCGACTCACCAGCCCCAGTCAATATTACACAACTCGAGTTCCGAGGGATTTACTCCCGCAAGAACTCCTCACTAAGGTGATCTCATGGCCACAAACCTAACCACAGTGAACGTGACGCAAGACGCAGTGTATACTCTTCCGATCTCGTATTCAGAGATTACGCTACTAGCGTCAATCGACAAGACAGAGCAGCTCATTGTACAGCGTACCTCCATTGCTACCATCATGGGTCTAACACTAGACACAGACGAGTACGTCTCATTCGGACGCATTCCGGCAGCGTGGATCACGTTCGACGATACGAACCGAACCATCACAGCAATCACTATTCCTGCGAATAGCGTTGCAACATTTACCGATGGAACAACTGATGACATCCCAGCCCTAGATCCAGCTGAACCACTACAGATTCAACGTCGTACCATGTACGCCGAACCATATGTTGAGTGGGTAACTGGAACTCGCATTACAGCCGATCAGCTGAATGCAAACACAGAGCAGCTCCTTGGTCTTATCCAAGAGATGCGCGAGCAGATCGACTATTTGCTCGCACGTGATAGCACAAACTTCCAGAACCCAGCAGTGGGTATCCTAGACATGTCCGGTTTCCAGATCATTGGACTACCGGGTATGTACACTGGCACAAACCCAGTAACTCAGGACGACCTAGAAACATACGTCACCGATCTCTTTGGAGTAGCCGACGGCCTAGCTACCCTAGATGACTCCGGTGTTATTCCGGTATCCCAGATTCCCGGAACCATGGGAGCACTACCCGGCTCCTTCTTCGCATCTAACTCCAAGCCAACGCGATCAAGCGGCGGCGACGGGCTATTTGAGTGGGGCAGCTTGTGGTATAACGCCACAAACGGCCGCCTCTATGTATACATCCAAGATGACCGGTACACGGCGCTCACGGAAGCATACAACGGCGAAGTCGGTTACTGGATCGACATCAGCACAAACATCTAAAGGATACAAATGCCAGCATTATTCCTAAACTTTCCAGACGCTCCGGCAGACACTGAGCTCTTCCTAGGTGGCAACGGAGTAACTTATGTTTACTCCCTAGCCAACAACTCTTGGACTGTAAACACATCGGTTGCATCTGGAGTAGACAACTCCACCGACCGAGACAATGTCATTGTAAAGCTAAACCGAGTTGGTGGCGTAGTCAACGCACTAGTCCCAGCCATTGGTTTCACACACGACGACAACGGTACCCTGCAAGTCAAGGGTGATGACACCAATCACATCGTCGACATTGCAGATTCCGCCTCCACCATTCTCAATTACTTCAACAAGTCCGGTATGCTGAACATCGCTGGTAAGTCTTATTACCAAGCGTCAGCTCCATCCGTATCGGGTGCAGACTACACCGGCTGCCTATGGATCGACTCAGACAACGCAGAGCTATTCCACTGGAGTGGCTCGGCGTGGGTCGCCGTAGGTTCCGGAGTTACCCTTAGCGGGACCCAGACCATCAGTGGCCTTAAGACATTCAGCGCCGACGTGGCACTATCAAGCACCGCTGCCATCATCGGCTCCGGAGTATCGAAGTCCATCATCCTAAAGCCAACCACAACTGGCTCCACCGCAACCACGTCATTCACTTTGACGACCGCTGCGGCTACGTTTGCCCCAGCTGTTGTTGTTGCCTTTAGCCTAATCGACACAGCGACGGTATCTACCGTTCTTGTGGATATGACTACCAATCAAACCGTTGCTGGAATTAAGACCTTCAGCGATCAGGTAAGGATTACCGATAGCATCATGTTCAACGGAGGAACAACTGGTACTGATTTCAACATCACCAGCAACAGCTCCACCTCTAACGTTGATACGGCTAACATTGTTATCCGAAGCAACGCTAACGCTAGCACCCGGTACATCAAGCTCAACGAGAAGGCCAACACAACCAACGGCGTAACGATTAATCCAAAGAACCCAGACGGCGTTGGCCGAATGTATGTTGCTGGAAACGTGTACGTCGGTGGTAACATTGAGCTCTCCGGTACGGTAACAGCAGCCGCTGGTTTCGCCACCGTGAGTAAGTCAATGGGATCTCTCAGGGCTATGACACCAGCCTCCGGTACCGCCAACATCGTTCCAACCACAATTGGCGCCCTGACCTTCTCACAGGTTATTGGTTCCCCCGGAAACGAGAATGACGGATACATCCGCGTACTCAACTCTAGCACCGCAACAGTCAAGTTCTACGTTTCTCGCCAACAGACAAAGTTTTCTGGTGACTACGCCCACAGCGAGCGTAAGATTACTCTCCCTGCCGGTCAGTACCTACAGATTGGACCACAGGTTGCCTACTACTTTGAGACGGTAGATCCAACAGGTCAAGAGAACGTTATGTACGCCAACTCAACCGTTGGCTTTAATCTAGAGGGATCGGAGACACGTAGCATTGGCTTTACTTTCACACTTGCTTCCTGATGCCCTAGACGCGGCAACTCAATCTGGTATTACGGTTGAGCAGCTTATCTTCGTTATTAGTGCTGTGTGCATTCCCGGAATTTCTGCCGTGTTCTACGTCGTAAGTAAGATATCATCTTTGGAAACAAAGCTGACGGCAATTGAGGAATTGCGCACACAGGAAAAGAACAACCTACTGTTTCGCCTCGAGAGAATCGAGGCCCACAATCACGAAATCCGCAACAACGTACAGGCTTTGGCCTTGATGTTTGCGCGGGGAGAAAACAATGATCGCAAGAATAACTCTATGCGCGATTGTGATTAATCTGGTTGGATGCTCGGCTGTCACAGCCATCAACAAGAGCGCCAACAGCATCACATCTATCGCGCAGCAATCTAAGGAAAACTTTGAAGGAATCCGAGACGCCGTCACCTCAAGTCCCCCAAGACTCGACGAAGCCGAAGAAAGATCCAATCAAGGGATTCAACAACAGGCCGAGATCATTAAGAAGTCCCAAGACATCCTCGAGGAAACCTCGAAGGTAAAAGACATCGTCCCATGGTGGGCCCAGCTAGCGGAGATCATCTTCGTTAGTGTGGGCTTGCTCGGGGCGGTTGTCGGAGCTTGGTACCTTGGTCTTGGAGCCCTTACCTGTCGCCTAATTGGCTACATCCCAGAACGCAAGACCAGTCAAGCAAACATCCTAGCGGACGCGCTTGACGACAACAACCCCACCACGCTCCGTGAGGCGGTTGCAGCCCTACGCGGCCAAGATCCACAACTGGATATGGCCTTTAAGAAACGAAAGAAGAAACGTGCCTAATTACAAACGGGTCAATCCCAAGCCGGCATCGGAGTCCTTAGATCGGGTAGTTCGCACCTACCTATCTGACGATGGCCTGTCGGTGTTTCTGGTACTTGGTACCGGTGAAGTACACCAACAACTTCTGCGAGATTATGACGTTGTCACCCTCAACGGGGAAGCTGCTGCCATCACCCAGATCAATGATCAGAATGGCGGGACGTCCGTAGAGAACATTATTTACGTTAGAGACATTAATGGAGGTACAGCCTAATGGCAGACGATATCATTAGAATCAGGCGAGACACTCTCGCGAATTGGACCTCCGTCAATCCGGTATTGGCCATTGGTGAGATCAGTTATGATACCACCAGTGAGGCTATCCGAATTGGCGACGGGTCAACAGTCTGGCTTTCCCTGCCGGAGATTACATCGGCAGTTACTGCGCCAATCAACGCCACATACATCACACAGGTAGCCGACGGCACTCTGACAAACGAGTTCGCCCTTGGTAGCCTTGCGACGGGAATCGTAAAGAACACCACCACAACCGGTGTCCTTAGCATTGCAGTAGGTGCCGACCTACCCGCCCACGTCCACAGCGCAGCAGACATCACATCAGGAACGGTGGCTACGGCCCGCCTCGGAAGCGGAAGTGCTACCAGCTCAACCGTTCTCAAGGGCGATCAAACCTATAGCACACTCGATCTTAACTTCCTATCGGATGTTCTCATTTCGGGTCTTGCTGACACCGACGTTCTTCAGTACGAAACAGCCACCGCGCTGTGGTACAATCGGTCACCGGCTAATGCAAACATTGCACCAGCCTCGGCCAAGTACATCGTACAAACCGCAACTACCGGACTATCAGCGGAACAATCCCTAGGTCTGTTGACCACCGGCATTGTCAAGAACACAGTCACCGGCTCAACCGGTGTACTATCAACCGCCGTTGGCGCCGATCTACCGAGCCACACACACGCACTCTCTGACCTTACCGTCAGCGGGGCTACAAGCAATCAGGTTCCAGCATGGAATGGCGCAGCGTGGGTCCCAGTGACCCCAGCCGCCGCCGTAACTGACGGCGACAAGGGAGATATCACTGTCTCCTCCTCTGGTACAGTATGGAACATCGATGCAGCCACAATCGGTCTAACCGAGCTGTCGGCAACAGGCACCCCCACCAGCGCCAACTTCCTCCGTGGAGATAACGCATGGTCTACGGGAGTTCTAGTAACTGACGGCGACAAGGGAGACATCACTGTCTCTGTCTCTGGTACGGTATGGAACATCGACTCAGCTACCATCGGTATCACCGAACTGTCCGCTACGGGTACACCATCAGCCTCTACCTTCCTTCGGGGAGACAACAGTTGGGTAACCCCGTCAGCCGTACTATCAGACGCAGACTATGGAGACATCACTGTCTCCTCCTCTGGTACAGTATGGAACATCGACGCAGCCACTATCGGTCTAACCGAGCTATCTGCTACGGGTACACCATCAGCCTCTACCTACCTTCGGGGAGACAATACATGGGCAGCCGTGATAGGTCTCTCTGACGGAGACAAGGGAGACATCACCGTCTCCTCCTCCGGTACAGTATGGAACATCGACGCCGGTGTTGTAACCACCACCGAACTCGGTGGCGACATCACAACCGCCGGTAAGGCTCTATTGGATGACGCTGACGCAGCGGCCCAACGCA